GGTTTGCCCGAGTCTTTCCCGTGGCTTTCAAACATAGCCCCCAATTTTGAGAGTTATGTCTTCGAAGCCTTGGAATTTGATTTCGAGGATGCCTCTAATACCACGTACACTGGTACGGTTATGGCGGCTATAGACTATGATGCCTCCGATGACGCGCCCTTATCTAAGGTGCAAATGGCCTCTTATGAAGGCTTTGTTCGTTCTGCAGCCTGGAATTCCTTTGCTAATATCTCTCCTTCGAGAGATCTCCACAAAAGGTCCTCCTACTACGTTCGAACAGGCTCTCTGGCCGCGAATCAGGACATAAAATTATACGACACCGGTAACTTTTACATAGCTACCCAAGGTCAAGCTGACACCGCTAATGTTGGTGAGCTCTATGTGAAATACAGAGTAAGGTTCACAACCCCTCAATTGGGGAATATTGCTGTTGGTCTTGCGCGCTCTGCCAAGATCACGAACAATACAAGCAATACGATCGCTTCGGGCTCTAATGCCCCCCTTACTAGCGCTGGTTTAATAGCCGCAGGTCCAACGACCTTAACAGCCACTACTCCGTACAATTGTTTAATAACTTGTACGGGAAGTAATACTGTGCCTGCCGTTGTTACAACAGCTGCTTCAACCTGTACGATACAGAGCCCTGCTACATTTCTTGTAGGTAACACGTATCTATACTCAGCTGAGCTAGCATTTGCTCCTGGCCAGATCTTCTCCTTTGACATTGGAAATAACGCCACATGGGTGTCCAATGTATCTAAAGTCGGTCAATACAACACCCTCGTCCTATAAGGATGGGGGAAAAGCGGACGGGTTCCCGATATTGGGAAGCAGAGAACGCTAACGACCTGTTAGTTACTCAATACGCGACTGATACACTATCGGTCGGTAGGTAAATGGTGTGTGTGATGAGGAGGATAAGAGAGATGTATACCTTAACGGTATATCATGCGAGTCCATATCAGCGATGTATCGTAGAATAACGCCCCAACGGGTTAGTGATATCTACGTTGTCAAGATATGTCCTTTT